AAACGGTTATCTGCGTCAATCGGATTATACCCGTAAGACACAGGAACTGGCCATGGAGCGGTCCCGCCTTGCGGAAGCCGAAGCCTTGGTTGCAGCGCTACAGAACGATCCGCAGTCCACGCTTTCTGCTTTGCAGGATGCGTTTGGGGTAGGAGTGGATGTTGATCCGTATGCGGATCTTGATCCTGATCAGGCTCGTATTGCTGCTCTTGAGGCGAAAGTTGAGGCACAGGAGAGGATCGCAACCCAAGCAGCCATCGAAACAGAACTGGATGTTCTGCACGAGCAGTTCGGTGACTTTGACAACTCGGAATTGTTTGCACATGCAATCAAGGGTGGGTTCCCAAGTCTCAAAGCGGCTTATGCAGATTTGAACTTTAATTCTCTTCAATCGCAACTTGAGCAGTTAACTGTGAAGCAGCGTGAAGAAGAGCAGCGGATTGCCGCCAAACGGCAAGCCGCAAATACGGTTCATAACGGTTCCAGCCGATCTGGGGCTACGGCTCCTGCTCAGCAGGAACAGTACGGTTCTTTGCGAGATGCCTACTTGGCCGCTAAGAAATCGTTGGGCGCTTAAGCCCACTATCTCCTTGAGAGGAACCCGAAATGCCTAACGTCAATTACGACACAATTTTGAGCACCACGCTCGCAAACCACATGCCGAAGTTGATCGACAACGTGTTTTCTGCACGTCCGCTCGTTTACTTCCTGAAGCAAGCAGGACAGGTCCGCACCATCTCTGGTGGTTCAAAGATCGTCCTTCCGCTTCTTTACGGGCAGAACAGCACCGCTGCTTCGTACTCCGCATACGACACCATCACGATCACCCCGCAGACTGGCATCACCGCTGCTGAATACAACTGGAAGCAGTACGCTGCGACCATTGCTATCTCGGGCATCGAAGAAGCGCAGAACCAGTCGGAAGAGCAGATCATTGATCTTCTTGAAGCCAAGACTTTCCAGGCTGAAGAGACCATCACTGAGAAGTTTGACCAAATGTTCATCACGTCCGATGGCACTGGCAACAGTGGCAAGGATTGGCTTGGTCTTGCCAAGTTGGTCAAGGATGATGCTGGCACCAACATCGGTGGCATCAACCAGATCACTGACACTTGGTGGGCTCCTGGCCACAAGAACATCACCCCTGGTGCGCTTACGCTCGCTCAAATGCGCACTGCGTACAACACCGTGTCTGTTGGCAACGATCAGCCTAACATGATCCTTACGACCCGTACTCTTTTCGAGAAGTACGAGGATCTTCTTCAACCGCAGGAACGGTTCATGGATTCAAAGACCGCCGATGGTGGTTTCCAGAACCTTCTGTTCAAGGGTGCACCCATCGTCTATGACAACTACGTTGCGACTGGCGATATGTTCTTCCTGAACACCAAGTACCTGCGTCTTGTTGGGCATTCGGATAACTGGTTCAAGCCGACCCCGTTTGTCCGCCCGAACAACCAGGATGCACGTTACGCGCAGATCCTGTGTTACGGCGAACTGACGATCAGCAACCGTGCTCGTCAGGGTGTTCTCACCGCCAAGACTGCCTGATAACAATTCTTATCAAGCATTAGTGACGGGGCGGGGGTTTCGGCCCCCGCCCTGTTCCCATTCTAAGGAGTTTCTTTGAGCCAACTAGCAGTCAGTTACGGAGCAAATGCGATACCAGCAATGGGGGGAACAACTGATTCATCACGGATCAAGTTCCAGAACGCTGCTGTCCCCGCAATCGGTTCTGGCTATGCGTTGGCTACTGAAACTGTTGTTGATGAACACATTGGATGTGCTGGCGTAACGAAGGTTGGTGAGCCTTGCAAAGCACGCAAGGCGAACGGTACTGACTGGTGTGTTGGCCATCTCCGCTCTAGGGGCGAACTGTAATGGCGTATACCTTGGAACAGTTGCGTCGCTATGTGCGACAGCATCTTGATCTTGATGAATCTGAAGTTCCAAATGATTTGTTGGATGTTTGGGCTCGTGATGCTACGATCAAGATTTCACGGACACGTAAGCGTTGGCCTTTCTTTGAAGCCTCGTGGACGTTGACAACTACGGTTGGAGTCCGTGACTACGACTTGTACGATCTTAATCTCTTTGATCCCGCTGTAGATGAAGTTGTTTCTATTGTGCGTGATGACCGTCGTCTGATGTTTATGGGTCGTGATGAGGCTGAGGCGGCATATTTGCCGTATCAATCAAACTCTAATGGTTTTGTTTCGTACTACAACACATGGGGTAACAACCTGAGGCTTTACCCTACTCCTGATTCTGCTGATGTTCTTGATCTCCGTGGGTATCGCAAGGTTGATGATTGGGTTGCTGGTGGTGCTGGTGCAGTTCCTGATTTCCCTGAAGATTTTCATGATGCTGTTCGTTTGTACATGCTTGGTATGGCGTATATGCAGCAGGAAGATCCTGAGATGGCGCAGCAGTTCCTTGGTGCGTTTAACGGGGAAATGGATTTATTGAAGAAACAGTATGGCGATGCTCCTGGTGCTTATCCGCTTGTGCTTGGTGGTGGACCAAAGGTTCTTCGTCCTGGCCGTCTACATTACCCGTTTGACTGATGCGTACTACTCCTAGGCGCACTCAACTGTATACGCTTCGTGATTTCACGGGCGGTCTGAATCTTGTTGCTGATACTTTCAGGTTGGCTGATAACGAGTCACCTGATCTGTTGAATGTGGACTTGGATCGTCGTGGTGGCTTTCAGGTTCGTCGTGGCGTTGTCCCGTTTTCGAACACGTCTTTGTCTGCGGCTCCTAATACTATTTGGACGTACAATGACACTGGAACCGTTTACACGATGGTTCAGGTTGGCACTGCTGTTCGTTACGGTACGGGTGGTGTGTGGAACAGTGTGGTGAGAGGAACTCCGCCTACAACTTTTGATGATCTGGGCACTGCAACTGGCACTGATGTTTGTCCTGTTACGTTCAACAATGTCTGTTACTGGGCCAGAGGCGACCGCAATATCGTCAAGTGGGATGGAACTATTGATGGTGGTACGGGCGTTGGTCTTGCTACTGTCTTGACATCAAACTTCAATGACACGACTGTTGCCACTTCGGGCAACATTCCTCGTGCAGACCACATGGCTGTCCACAGCGGATATCTCTGGGTTGCTGGCACTTGGGAAAGTGGCACCCATCACCCCAACCGCATCCGCTGGTCATGGGCAAACACGTTTGACAATGCAGCCGAAAACTGGCGCAGCCAAGATTACATTGACATTGACGATGGCAAGGATTCGGATTCGATCACTGCTATTGTTCCGTTTGGCGATCAACTTATTGTGTTCAAACGAGACTCTATCTACGCCGTGTACGGATATTCGGGTGAGTCTTTCAGTGTTGTCAACGTATCTAATACGGTCGGTGCGGTCTCGCACCAAGCGGCCATTGCTACACCTGCTGGCCTGTTTTTCTTTGATCATCAGACTGGCTTGAATGTTTACTCTGGTAGCAAAGTTACTTGGACATTTGAGCAGATTTGGCCTGCCATGCGTGACGGGTCAATCCCGTCCAGCCTTGTTGACAATGTTGATTTAGGATGGGTTGAGAACCGTCTGTGGGTTAGTGTGCCATGGGCTGAACTGCCGACCATACCGCGTGGCGTTACGTTTGTGTTTGACCCGTTCCTGAAGCAGGGCGGTTCTTGGACAAAGTATTCACTTCAGGCTGGCCCATACGCCAGAGGCCACCGTACAGAGAACTACCTTAGTTACCTGCATGACACTAACAAGATTTACCGTCTTGACAAACAAGACCAGTATTACGACAACATGGGTGTCGGCTCTGCCTCTGTTCCTATCAACGCTTATTACAGGACACGTTGGGTTGACATAAATGAACCCGCGGTGAAGAAGCGTTGGCGACGCACTGAAGCCGTGATGCAGGTTGATCAAGGTTATGAGTTGCCTGTGGTTTCATATGCCAACTATGACCCTAGTGTGCCTGTGAAGAACTTCCTGTTTCGTGCTGAGCAGAGCGGAACGTCCACTGGTGTAGATGTTTGGGATGGGCCTACTGCTGAGTGGGATGAATCGTTGTGGGCAAGGTCAGGTAATTACGGATATGTCGATCGTGGTGCAAACCTTGGTGTTGCTCGTTCGGTTTCTTTGAAGGTTGGTGGAGAGGTTCTGTCTATTGCTGACCCAGCCCTCCCTCAGGCCCCAGTGTTCTGGGGCGTTGATGCTTTGATTCTCAAGTTTGTTCCCAGGAGGGTTCGATGACTGCTGTTTCCAAAACTTACACGTTTGTTCCTGGGACTCCGATTGAGTCTGATCAAGCGAACCAGAACTTTGATGATCTGGTCAACTACACCAATGCTGAGGTAATTGTCCGTGACGCCTCTAAGGCGTTCACGGCCATCCCGACTGGCCCTGGAACTGACCCGACAACTGCAAACCAATTCACCCGTAAACAGTATGTTGACAATGCGGATAACGCACGAGTCAAATTGGACGGCACTACGGCGTTTACTGGAATCCCCAGTGGTCCCGACGCTGATCCGACGACCGACAATCAGTTTGCTCGCAAGAAGTACGTTGACAAGCGAGTCAAGGCTGACACGGCAAATGTGGTGATGAAGGCTGCGGACGCTGTTGTCACTACTGACGCTTTCGGTCAGGCGACCGTCACATTTGCATCGGCGTTTCCTACTGCTATCTCTACTGTTGTTGTCACTAGTGGTGACGCAGGCGTGCCAACGCAGTTCATTGCCGTTGTGTCCAAGACAACCAGCAACTTCGTCGTGCGTTGCTTTACACAGACGGTTGTGGCTGATGGCTTTGGCGGATTTGCTCTTCAACGTGCAATTAGTCAGGGCGTTCGTGTGAGTTACGTTGCGATTGGCAGTTAATGGCTGAATGGCAGAACCCTATTCCAGCAGTAGAACCCGTAGACTCTCGGACTCTGCGGAAAATCTTCACGTCCATTCAGGACTGGTCCCCTACTGCGGGAGATCGTTATGCCACAACATCAACTTCCACGCTGACAATAATCCCCACAGGCACCATCAGTCTGATTGTTGAACCCAACCTGAAGTACTCTGTTGGTCAGGTCGCTATTATTGCCTACAATAATAGCAATTACATGATCGGGACAGTGTCATCGTATAATTCTTTGACTGGATCTTTGGTTGTTGTTGTTTCTTCAAGTGTAGGTGCTGGCACTTACTCTGCGTGGTCTGTGAATCTGAATGGTGCTGCTGG